CCATTTGTCATGAGATGTTTGAACCGTCGGTTAGTGTACAGTTCGAAGGTCTTGATGAGAAGGCGGTTGACTATTGAGTCAATCAGGTTAGTAAAGTGCGAACCACTTGGTACTCCATGGTGCTTGTAGACAGTACGTCCGTTTGGTAGCAGGATGGGTGTGTGGATAAAGTACTCAACTAAGGTCGAATAGGCTATCTCCGCGCGTCGTTTTACTCGGTTAAAGTTGCGATCATCAGTTGTGCCAGCAATTTGAACTCCAGTTTCTGGGTCCCAATAGTAGCCAAACTCGATGTTATCAGCGAGTATATCGAAAGCTTTGCGAATTAAGTCATTCACGGGAAAAGTGTCAAAGGAGGAGAAATCTAAGCCAACACCGATGTTGTCATCGCCATCAATTAATGATGCTAAGTTAGCAAGACGAGATCTCGCATTGATACCTGTTAGGAATAGATCGGCTTTTTCGCTATAATATTTTTCAATTAAGGGTTGAGCGAAAACTGCTTCACTAGCTGTTATGGCAGCAGGATACATCCAAACCAATCGGGTCTTGGGGTTATCTACTTCAGACAGCGCTCCGCGTACTCCAACTGAGCAAGGAAGGAAAGGGGTGTGGTTAGGTCCTTCTTTTGCGTAGTGAAAGTAAGTGCGTGCTTCTTTGAGGATTTTGTCTTTGATGGATGATTTGCGCGTGAAATGGGGGTAGCCACTACTCGTGTCCTCTACAAGGTCAACACTCTCGACAAAGGTTGGAATAACCTTTTGTCTTAGTTTGAAATCCTTGCGTACTTGAGCGAATGCTAAATCGTAACACTGTGCAAAACGGGGATCGTTACGGTACTGTGGGGTGTGCTTGAAAGCGGGAGTATCGTATTTCTTGAGCGATGCTAGCATAGCATACTCATCACCGGGTCTGCGGGTGTAACCTTTGAGCGATTGTCTCAGTTCATCATCAAAATGTTCGAGTGCCGTTTTTACGTATGGGTCATACATCTGCATATTCCGTAAAACACCACGTTTGAAGTTAGGCATAAACCTTCCTTCCGTGAGGTATCGGAACCTTGCATCCCAAGGGTCATCTCGACAAGTTTTTGGTCCATCTTCAGATTTATTCATCTGGAAACGGGGTACTTTAGTGCAGGGCTGGTTAC